ACCAGGGCTTTGTTGAAGTTGGTTGATTACCTCACGAAGAATACCAGTAAGGTGGAAGGCAGGGTCGTGTGCTAGGTCATCATAATAAGCAGAAACTACTTTATCTGCTTTGGTTTTTATGTCAGTCATCATCAGTTCCAATAAGATTAGCAAGGTCTTGGATAGTCATTTTACGAAGGTCTCCCCACTGAATAGTATTTTCCGCTACTCGTTGAAGTCCCAAATTATACCCATATTCATAACCTTCTTTCTGTGCTTCCATATATGCTCCATTCCATTCTATGTTTTTTTGTCGTAGATGTCTATGACTTTCAATCAATTTGGCAACAGTTATATTTTCGTAGTAGTATTGTCCGTGAATTTCTTTAGTATATTCTTCAAGTAGTTGTTCGTCAGTCATAGTTTTTCAATCGTTAGTCATTTCAATCATTATTCAGTCCATTCACGAAGGTCTACAATTTCATACCAATCACAACCCCAATCCCGTCCATTTACGGCATATCCTTTGGTTTTTCTGGGTTCTACTTGTGCCTTTGCTTCTTCATAGGTAGAGAAACACCCAACCCAATCACCAGTATCAGCAGAAGGGTAATAATTGTCCCCAGCAATCAGCAAATAAGGTTTATTCATTTTTGTGACTCCCAATACTTACCTTCCATTCCACACCCGTGATACTTTCTCATATTATCACAATAACGACCATTATTTTTTGCAGTCACAACATTTCCAGTCAAAAGAGGATGAAGGCATAAGTCAAATGTGTCTCCGTATCCAGTAATACGAGCACTCCAATCTTTCTTGTAGTGCTTACAATCCTTACAGAGTTTTAGGTCGGTCATTGTTTAAAAGGCATCTGTCCTGATTTTTTCCATTGAGAGGTGAAAACTATCCATTTTTCAACATCAGTTCTCATTTCAGCAACCCACAATTGCCCGTCTTCATCCAGAGCATCCAAATAGTGTGTCCCTGTTTTAGGGCAGATTGTTCTGTTGATGTGTGTGAATTTTACCTTTTCCATTAGAGTGCCTCCACTTCATTAGCAATTTCACGCAAAATCTCAATAGGGTCTTCAAGTTCTCCCCAATCAGTGCAGAGTCGTGCTGCTGCTTCGTTGATGATAAAAGCAATCAGTTTCTTGCGATCGTCTTTCTGTGGTCGCAGTGTGAGTTCCATAGAAGATTCTAGGAGTTCTTGTGCTCTAGTAGTCATTCCAGTTCTTTCTCCCTTTGAAGTTCATAAAACATAGCATTTAGAAACTCAATTGCGTGTTTTCCTACTATAAATGCGTCCTTATCCTCAAAGAACCTATCACCGACAGTTCTTAAATCATAACCCTCTTTGGTTTCATCAAAGAAAGCAAGAACATAGCAAGTATTTTCGTGTGGTGGATTGTTCCACTTGACTAACTCATACTTGTTGTTGATTTTACACCAACGAAACTCAATGTCACGAAACCTCATTGTTGTGCCTCATTACATTGATTTTGAATGTATTTGGAGAGTTCCATAATATCATCTCTCATCGCACCACCCTCACCAGATTTAGCAATCTCATCATAAAGATTAGTGATGGCAATAGAGATGATAGAAACTTGACGGTCAGTGAGATTAAGAGTAGTCATCGGTCTGCTGTGTATGAGGTTATTATACTACAAAACCACCATCTATGGGGTGCTCGTGGTCACTTGTTCAGGTGGCACAGGAGGAGGTGGTGGTGGAAGTTGAGTTGCTTGTTGAACAGGGGGAAGTGTGACGGGGGCAGGAATGGTTGTAATTGGTTGTTCTTTTGGTTGTTCCAGTTTCTTTTCAAGTTCTTGAATTTTCTGTTCCAGTGGTGCGGTCTGTCCTTGCTTAATCTCTTCAGAAATTTTCCAACTTGCAAGACCTACACTAAAGATGCTACCAAGTGCAGCAACAATAGAAACAGTTTTGGAAAAACTCATCGGTATTCGTCCTCATCAAAAGTAAAGTATTCGTGAATCGCAGACATCACAGCATCTTCAATTGCTTCTATGATGTTTTCTTCTTTTGGGTTTTCTACGTGTTTATGAGCACGGTGCCATCCTTGACGGACACCTTCCTCAATTGCCTGCTCCAGAATCACATAAAACTTAGGTTTCATAATACCTCCCATTCAGTTTCCCAATGACAATCATTGCTTACATTGACCCAGAAGAAGTATTTCTGGTTCTCTGATGCGAGAAACATCATACCATCTCCCTTGTCCTGCTCCACAATGCAGATAGGATTGTTGCCCATCATATTACACAGACGATTCTTTGCCTTGCTGCTTTTGGGTCGAACTGTTACTCTTCTCATTTTCAATCTCCAGTTTCAGTTTGCGAATACCAGTAATAAAGTAAGCGAAGTCACGAGTTTCTGTAATGGGTTTGATTTGCTCACACACATCACACTTTGCCTCATAGACTGAAGAGCAACCTACGGAATACACACCGTATTTGTGTCCACAGTCAAAACAAGTATTGTAGGCAGTCTCAAGTTTTTTGACCAGTGCTTTTTTCTCTTTGAGGTTCATAAGATCCAAGTTCAACAAGAGGTTTTTTGTCTGTGAGGTCATCATACAGCATCTGGGCAAACCCGTAATGGGGTCTTGTGCCAGTTTCGATACTGGTTGAGGTCGCCACCGCCCACATAATGTCCAGTTGTAGTTTATTAGGAAGTTCTTTCATTGTTCAAGTTCTTGTGCGAGTTGCAGCATATCATTCTTATCAAGCACGATTATATCATTCTGTGCTTGATAAAATCTCACAGTTTCAGCAGCAGTTTTCAGAATTGCTGCAACCAGTTTCTCTTCTGTATCAGCACCAGCGTTTCGTGCTTCCCATACAGCATTCATAAACTCTTGTGTTCTCTCTGACATACTCAAAACTGGATACTCACATACTATAAGACCCCTGACGGGAATTGTCAAGGGTCAATGGACGGTTTATGAGGATTTCAAAAGTTCTCTACATATTCGCTTGCATTCCGGTTGAGTTTCATCACAATCAATTAAACAACTATAATAATCATTAATAAGTTCATTTTCTTCTGTAAACTGATTAATTGTATTTTCTAAATGTTTCCAAGAAGCAAGTTGATTGTAAGAAATTAGATTGTGCATAATGACCTCCACGCACAAAAAACATTATAATAAAAAGTTTTTAGGTTATAGTGTTCTCATAAAACTATTTTATCACAATGTTTGGATTTTATGATATTTGCTTTACATAACTTAATCACGATTCTTTCTATCATATTGGTGCCACTTACACCAACCATCAGCAGCAATCTTACCTTTCACCGCAGTGCAGGCATTTGGAGGTCTCCACATATTACAATTAGAGCACTTCTCATTACCCTTTGGTTCGTTCTGATACTCTGCGGTTGCTTTGGATGATTTTTCTTCTTCAAAAAGAAACTCTTGAAATGATTTCATCAATCTCTGCGTCTCCATTCATCAGTATCATTGTCTCTACCAAACCATTCTGCAATTTCATCAGGAGAATCAAAACCTCTAACCCCTTTACCTTCGTGACCCAAACCACCAATGTCCAACTGATTTAGAAAGTCATCCATATCATCTTTTTGCATATTGGGATTTTCTGCCTTTCTCCTTGCCTGACGAAGAAACTTTGCTGCTGTTGGATTTACATTTCCAAGTTTCTCTGCCCAAATCATATCCTCTAGAGATACTTCTTCTTGTTTCGCAATCTTTTCACAAATACCTTCAAGTTTCAATCTATATTGTGTAGAAAGCATCTATAGTCTCCATATATGGTTATTTATTTCTGCGAAAATATTCTTTATAATACTTCGTTTTTAATTCGCAAATGTAATCATACGCTTCTTTATCTTCAAGACAATCAAGAATATAAGTTGCACCCTCTAATTCACTCAACAATCTCGCTATTGTTGTTGGACATTCTGGATTGACGTTCCATTTGGATTTCATTTTCAATTTCCTTTGCAAGTTTCAGAGCACGACGCCACATCAGATATTTCACTATTGGATTTCTAGGATTATTCAGCAACCACCATTTACGCTTCTGATATTCAAATGTTAAAAGTCTTATTACATAATCAAAAGCAACAGCAACGCTACTATCAGTTACGATAAAGTATGCCACCACTGCAAATATAATGAACCATATGTAATAAGACATATTCATTTTTAAGATAGTATATTATTTACTCTTGATATGTTTTAACGTTTCTCACGCAAGTCTTAAACTTTTCCCATTCTGCATCTGAAAAATTATCAGAAGCATAAGGAATGCCAACAATTGCAGCACAAAGTTTATTCACATTGATTTGATAAACCTCTTGAGCAAATGCTGCTGGAGAAAAGAGAATGACTGTAGAAGCGATTAGAGTTTTCATAGAAATTGTTGTAAACTTGAAACGGATTTACCTTTGACTGCCTTTGCAATATAAGACCTTGCAGTCTTATAGTTGTTAGCAGTATGAACTTGTTGCCCGTTGTGAATGATAATAAACTTTTTTCCAAACGGCACAGCAGCCCACATTCCATCCTTTGTCACATAACCAGAAGGGTCTCCTGGTATGGGATTCAGAAGACCCTCATTCGGAATATTCATCAAAAGACAGCAGTCACAGAAATGATTTTTGCACTAGGATTGCGAGCAAGAGCAGTGCGCTTGGCATCATCATAGTCCCGTGCTTGAACTTCCTCATAGAAGACCTTACCGGCAACATAGAGTTGAACTTTGCAACGCATTTGAGGATTCCTCCTTTGTGTATGAGAGTATTATAAGGGAAATAGAAGTGGGTTCTGTGCCCACTGTGACAGTTTGGAAGGTGTCAGCGGCGAACCACCGACACAGCGACCTCACCCTGCTTGAAGATGATGTCCGTCACGTTCTGGACTGCCTTCGCAGTGCCCGCAGAAGCACGGTCAAAAACCGGGCAGACTACCAGACCATAGGACTTGGTGTAGGACGCCAGGGCGCCTGCCTGAAGCGTCCCAGAGCGGATTCCAGCAGCGTCTGCAGGGTGAAGACGCAGCGTCCTACCAACGGTCTGACCGATGCCCACAACGTCCATAGAACGCATAAAGACCACTGCCTCCAGAGCAGAAATGTTGATGCCTTCTGCCAGAATGCTGTGATGAAGAACAATGAACTTTTTGTCGGCATTCTTACCCCAAGCATTCAGAGTATCAAAGAACTGCTCACGATTGACCTTCTGACCGTCAATAAAAGCACCGTGCTTCGCAGTGATATGAAGCACAGAATAACCCTGCTCGGCAACCTGATTCGCAAAATCAGATTCAGACAACAAAGCAATGATATGCTTGGTTGCCTTCGCACAAATCAGAATCTTGTTAACAGGATGCTCGGCAATCGTTTGAAGCAGATACTCACAGTCCCGTTGGGCAATATCCTCACCCTTGACCGAAAGACGCATTTGCTTTGCGACCACTTGAGGAGGAATGATATAACCATTCTCCACCAGTTCGGGAGCAGGAACCTTTGCGATGATGTTGCCATAGACAGCAGCATCATTCATACCGGGTTTGGAAATTGTCGCAGAATACTTGGGAGTCGCAGTAAAGAAATAGCAACGTCCTGCCTCTTGAGAGAAATGTTCTACAGCAGGAAAGAAATCACGACGCACAGAATTGTGTGCTTCGTCAAAGTAAATTGTATCTACTTGAATATCAGAGCGGACAATCTGCTGCAAAGAATTATAGGTCGTGAAAATCAGTTTGTGACCTTGAGTTGCTTCTACCCAAGTGCGAATCACATTGGGGCGAGTGCTACTGAAATGATGCGTCTCACCAGAATGAACGTGAAGAACTTGTGCGTTAGTGATAAACTCAAGATACTCGGCAGACAACTGCTGTGCCAGAAGAATGCGGGGAGCACAAATAACAATCGTTTGAGGAGTCTCTTTCAGAAACTGATGAATCGCGTCAAAGATTCCTACGTTGGTTTTGCCACCACCGGTAGGGAACACACAGATTCCTTTGCTATACTGTTGAAGAGCATCAAGAGCAGTCTGTTGGTGAGGGCGGAGTTGAATCACGGGTCTCATCGAATATAAGAATATTATACAGCAAAAAGGGGTCCTTGTGAGACCCGGGTGTGACAGTTCTTAAAGTGTCCCTATAGGAACTTAAATCCTTATCTTCAACAGGAACAAACCTATTCTAATGGGATTCTTGAGGTTTGTCAAGGTTTTTTGTAATATCCTCAAACTTCTGTTCCCAACTTTCTTTATCTTCCTTCCATTTATCTTTAAGCTCACCATAAATATCATCCTCTCTCGTATCGCTACGCCGTTTATGCCC